TTTTTTTTTTTTTTTTTTTTTTTTTTTTCTTATCCTTAAGTGCTTTTTCCATTGGTTCTTTAGTATCACCATCTCCATCTACATCTGGGTAATCAGGTCTTTTGTCTTCTTCAACCCCGGCACTTTCATTTGAAGCATCTATAGCTTCTTGTCTGGCATCTACTGCATCACCTTCATCCATTGGTAATTCTTTTTCTTCACCAATAATTTCATCTACAATAACTGTCCAAGGATTTGTACCTGTAGTTATAACACCACCTATACTTTCTTTAACAATCTCCATATTATTAGAGCTGTCTTTTAGCTTATCGCTATATCCACTACCTCCATAATTTTTACCGTCATTTTGAGAAAGTTTTTGTTCAGTATAACCTAAACCTTCAACCCCAAATTGTCCTTCTTTTACATAAAATAAAGGATCTTTAGCTAAATTTTTAATTACTTTTTCCTGAATTTCTACTTTAGTCATATCAGGATTATTTTTCATTTCACAATAAAATCCTTTTAACAATTCCTCACCATTTACATTATTAATATTTTCTACTGATGGGTTGTAGTCATAATTATGAGAATTAATGTTTTCTAAAGTTTTATCTACCTTGTAAGAAATTTGAAATCCCTCACCTTGGGGTTTAGCTTTTGATTCAGCTGGGATTTTATCTAATTCATCTTTAGTATTAAATTTTTCTTCGGTATTAACAATAGGTTTTAATTCCTCTAAATTTCCCTTTTTTTCAGTTAAAAAATCAGCAAATTTGGTTTCAAAGTCTGCTTTTGGAGTTGATTCAAAGGTTGTAATGGGGTTTAGATCAACATAATTTTCAGTTATTAACTTTTCTGTTAATTCTTTATGTAATTGTTCTGGTGATTTCATAGTTTTTATTTATTGTAATAATGTTTCTATATCGTTAAAATAATCGTTAATCATATCTGTTCCAATTACGACAGCGTAACTTTCCGGATTATCTCTGTAATATTTTATTGTTTTTATTTTTGCTAATTTGATAGATTTTTTAATATCCTCAAATCTAGATTCTAATTTATCAAAGGCTTCTATACGTTCCCCATGGAATTTTGATGCTTTATCTTTGTTTTCTTTTATATTACGGTTATACATATTAAAAAAGTTTTTTAACTTCAAGTCCTGATCCTTTTTGTACATATGTACCATCTTTTGTTTTAGGAACTAGTTTAAATTTAAATTGTTTTACATACGCATTATCCTTAACCCCATCTTCTGTTGCCTTAGGTCCTGGGCCTAATGTTGCTCAACTCCTTCTTTTTTAAGTTTTTTTTTTCTTTTTTTTAAAAGCATAGGGTGTAGCATATTGCATTCCTGTACCAGCACTAAAACTAGCTGATCCAACTCCTCCTCCAGTAGTAGACATTTCTTCAATTTCCCCTTCCATAGTTATTCTTTTATACTCGTCTGGGTATTCATTACGAAGATGTTTTCTAATTTTATTTCTTAATAATCTAGCTTCTTCGTATATTTTTCTAAATTCTTCGTCCGATTTAGTTTTTGTATAAACTCCTTTAGCGGTTGAAACTAATTCTTCAACATCATCATTTAATTTATCAAATGCTGGTAGCTCAACTACTTTCCAACCTACTTGGCCTGTTTCACTATCAATAGAATTGACTACAAATTTAGTATCTCCATCTTTAGAATAAGATATATCACCAATTTTATAACCACCTGTTTTAGCTAAATTAGGAGCAGGTGCTTCTTTAAGTTTATATTTGTGGGCCATTTGCTACTTGTATTTCATTTATTAATTGATAATAACGTAACAAATCAACTAAATTATTATCTCCAACTTTATCAGTTTTCTTTAATTCAGTTAAAAACTTAGATACTTCGGCAATTTTTATTTGAGTAACTTTATCTTTAATTGTTTTATTAATTTTAGATAATGTAGATTTTAATTCTGTAATTTTTATATTATAAAAATTTCTTAGATCAGGAGCTGAGTCTACTGAGTTTATATATTCTTTAAGTACTTGTTTTTGGTCATTAGATAAAATATCATATTTACTATTAAACTTTTCTAATAATACTTTATATGTAAGAGTTCTTACATCTTTATCATACGAAGAAAATTCTTCTAAAACTGTTTGTTTTGCATTAGGTTTAATAACTTTTTCAGTTAAATATTCTAATATAGTAAGTTTACTATTAATAATTTGGTCAGTTGCAAGTGTATTATTAGAATTATAAGACTCAATTAAAGTATACAAAGAAGCTAATTCTTTATAGTTTTTAATTTTTGAACCAAAAAAAGATTGTAAATTATAATTCTTTTTAATTTCATTAATCAAATTATATTTTTGTCTTTTAATTGCTTTTCTATTTAATTTATTATTTACTTCTAAAATAGAATTAATAACCAAAATAGCTTTACTCTCGGTTACCACTTTAGATTTAATTATAGATTCATATAGTTTATATTCTCTTCCTAGCTCAGTTTTAACAAAATACTCTTTTAAAATATCAATAGCGGGTGAATCTTCACCTTTTAGTGTATCTGCTGTTATTTGACGTACTAGTAGTTCAAATAATACTCCAGTATTCTTATATTTTGAATGTTTTATTTTCATCAAATTATATATTTATTTATAAATATTAAAAAATTTTTACTTCTTTAATTGATTTTCATCTAATAGTGAAGATGTATCTTTATCTTCTTCAAATACTAATTTTTTCTTATTAGGTTTTGGTAAAGATTTAAATATATCTTTATTTTTTAAATAAGTCATTCTAGCACTTTCTAAAGCTAATGGGCTTCCTCCCTTAAATTTTGGTCTAATAGAATCAGAATCATTTTTATCTGTATCCTTCATTCGTTTAGTACCTAATCTATCTTTCCCAAAATTATCATCTTGTGTATTACGTTTCACATTAGTATCTTTTGGTCTACCTAATTTAAGATCATCAGCAGCATATTTTTCTGGGTTAGGTACATTAGCCGGGTCTGAATGCATTCTGCCCTTGCCATATAAAGAAGCTAAATCGTGAGGGGTACCATATGATTTACCTGTTTCTACAGGATCATTACCTTCTGCTTCTATTTGTGCTATTCTAAATTTACGTTTAGCATCTTCTCTTACTAAATCTCTATATTCATCATATTGGTCCTCACTAAAGTGGTAGATATTATCATAAATCCAATTTGATGGGACTAACCCTTGTTCTAGTAAAGTTCCAGATAATTCAGCTTTTGATTTCATTAACTCAATCCTTTCTTGATCATAAATGATAGAAGGGGTTGTCATGCTAAGAGTAAAGTTAGTTAATGTTTCATCTGTGTACCCTTGAGTATATAAGTGGACTAATGCAATTTTATTTAACTCCGACAATATAATTCTTTGTATTCTATCTATGGTACGAGCAAATCTAATATCTTGTTGAGCTAATGTAGCTTTTCCTTCTACACCTTCTTCATACCCTAAAAATGCTTTTGGGATTTTAAGGGCAGCAAATAATTTACCCCTTAAATATTCTACATCTTGAATACCATCATACTGTAACCCGGGTGAAGTATCAATTTTTGTAGTATTATCATTACCACGAACAGGAATATAAAAATCTTCTAACATATTTTGCATGTTATATTTTAAATTATATTCACCCGTTTTTTCATCCATAAATGGGGTACGTTTCATGGTTGAAATAGTTTTTTGCATAAATGTTTCTATTTCATTAGGGGGTATAGCCCCAACATTTACATAAAAAATTCTTTTTTCAGGTGCACGTGCAATTCTATGAATTAACATTGCATCTTCCATTAATGTGTATTGTTTAAATAATTTCCTAGCAGGTTCAATGTAAGCTCTACCATAAGGAAGATAATTAACATCACCTACTAATCTAAAATGGGCCATTTCATAATTATCAAATACAATTCCTGTTGTATCATCTGGGGTTTGGTTTACTGTATAATAACCAGAACTGCTTGTTCCACCCCCTGCATATCCCTCTGGGGCATAGACATATCTTATTTCTTGAGGGTTTTCTTTATTAAATCCTTCTTGTCTTTCCATATGGTAAGCAGTATAGGGTATAACATTGTATACACCAAATTTTTCAGCTATTTCCATTTTTAAGAAAAAATCACCATACTTACACATTTGACGTATCCACATCCATAAATTAAACTCTACATTTAATACATCATAAAATAAATTATATAGTATATTTTGAATATCTTCATTAGCACTTCGTATAGATAATACTTCACCCATATCATTTTTAAGTGTAGATTCATCAGCTAATATATCTAAGGCAGAGGCAATAATAGCATCTTGATCCATTACATCATATTCTGAATAGATCATTGTTCTTAAATATTGGTAATTTAAGTTAAATTGAGCTCCATATAAAGAAGAGGGTGCTGTAGAATATATTCTATTATATCTATCTACTAAAGAATTAGTTTCATATTCACCACTAGATTGAATATGCCCCGAGTCTATTGTTTTTATTTGGTTCCCACCAACATTTCTGATAACTACATCAGTTGAAAATAATCTTTTTAATCTTGAAAATACGCTTTTATCAGCCATAATTTTATTTTATTGTTATAAATATTACTATAGAAGCCACCTAATGTCTTCTTTACCATCTCTAGTATCAATGTGGTAAGGGTTGTCAGATCCTTTAGAAAAGTAACCACCCTGATATGTTGTTCTATTTACAGTCATATTATTTAAAGCATTTTTAGTAGCTTCTAAACCCTGTTGTCTCATTTTTAAAGCAGTATCTCTTATATACATAGCTATACCAAATGACATTACTAAATCATCATTATACCCACTTTGAGCTTCCGCTCTATTATTTCTCCATATAAAGGTTTTCATTTCTTCAATTAACCTTTTTGATTGTATTGTTACACCTTTATCACCAATATATTCTTGGAATTTACCAATTATCATAGGTCTTGTTCTAGATGACATTGTAAAACCAGGAACCATTTTTGAATGGTCTTGGTATTTATCAAAATACGAATTAGAAGTTGGGGAATCACTCTTTTGTGAATAATAAAGATTTGGATAACCTCTATCTAAAGCAACTTGTATAGTTGCCCACCCAATATTAGCATTTTCTATTACTAACATAGCTTCATTATATTCAGTAGCTAAACCAACTAGTAAATGTCCATATTCCTTTGTACCTAACTGTCCTTTATATTCAGCAACTTGTGTATTATTTGCAACATCAATTACATGACAAGCTGAGTAATCCTTTCCGTCCCCACGAGCAACATCTGCTACAACAACATAATCTCTTGTATAATCAGGTGATTCCCAAACCCATAAATTTTGATCAACACCCCTCCTTTCTAAAGGGTCTTTAATATATGTTTTTTCATAAAAATCTATATACTCAGGATAAAACACAATATCACCAGAAGTTGAAAAATCACAATCACATTCTTGAGCCGCCATTCTTGGATCACCTAAAAGTTCATCTTGTCTTTTTCTCCATGCTTCATCTCTTTCTGGGTGTACATACCAAGGTAACTTAATTGGTAAAAATTCATTTTCTGAAGCTTCTGCCCTCGTCCAAGTTTGGTGAAACCAATTTCCGGTACCGTAAGGAGTTGATAATGCTATACATCCACCTCCTGTTGCTAATGTTTGTTGAGCTGATGCCCAAATCTCCCCAATATTGTCAATAAATGCTGCTTCATCAATTAGCAATAAAGATACTGCTTCTGATCTACCCGCATCACTACTTGCAGATGTTGCTTTTATTTGGGATCCATTTTTTAACCTTAAATTTAATTTATTATTTTCAGAAGCATCTATTTTAAGCCATGAAGGTAAATTTTCGTACATAAATTTTACCTTTGTAACCATATTTTTAGCTGTTTCTTGTTTTGTTGCTATACA